TTTTCAGCAGCGTGATTTGTAAAGTTGCCAACTAAATGACTACCATCTTTATCTAAATCATTGAAGTCAATCTCTACCCATTCGCCCATAAAATAACCAGGAGTAGCTGTATATTCTCCACCTAGACAAACAAAATATCTTTCAGAACCCTCTACAGTATCTTTTAATAAATATCCAAACTCCCAAGGGTCTAAGCTAAGAACATCAGTCTCTCTTACTAGCCTAGTGTCCATCTTCATTCTATAATTCTTCTGCATTGCAATTAATGTAGATGCTTTTAAACTTGGTAAATGAACAGCAGACATACCAGTAGTATCATTAATGTATGTCCAGCTAGGTGTGAATGCGTTTAAGTAATTGTTCTCTTGAAATGTATTAGAGTCTTTTATATAAATTAAATTGTCAGCTATTGAAGCATTAGGAAAGAATTGCTCTACAAAATTAATTGAGTCAATAACTTCTTCTCCACTTTCTACTATAGTTCCAGCATCTTCATTAATATATTCATAAGCTACAAAGCTAGGAGTCTCCCCATCTACATATATTTGACAAGATGCAACTGGTAAGTCTAATGGAGAATCATAATTAGTATAGTTAGGGTGTGCTGTAGATGTTATATCTCCCTCTATTTGACTTGTTATATTAACTAACACAGAAGGAGCAGCATTACCATCAGCATCATATTGATAGGCATATACATAATAGTACTGTGTATAGGCATAATACTGAATAAGTCCACTCACTGGACATACTGCCATATCATCACTCGTTGGCGCGCCATAACTAACCGTCTCGTAATTACTATAGTTTTGACCGTTAATTAATGTAAACTCGCCTTGTGTAGTTACTGGAGCTTCTGTAGTATCCCAAGTATAAACATTATTCACTGGGTCAAATTTCAAATAATAGTCTTGAGTATCGTTTTTGATTCTTATAATTAATAAAGTTCTAGCTGCAAAATCATTATACAAATCCCATTCAGAAGCATTAAAGGAATTAACTACGTGTTCTGAGGATTGGTTAAATATAAAAGTCATATTTTGTCCAGTCTCTACAGCTAAGAATGTTTGTTTATATTCATTTGCTGCTGGTGTTGAATCTGTAGTTAATGTGTACTCTGTAAAAGTATGCCAAGCACTTTGTAATTGATTGCCTGGGAAGTTGATTTGATTAGCTATACCTTGACCACCATCTAAATAAGTAAAGTCTAAAGGTGTTGCCTCACTTACTCCAGCTATATTGTAAATCAATCTCTTAATAATTCTACTAAAATTGAATTTAGTTAATGACCTCTTGTTACTTTGTGAGCTTAAACTTTTTAAATAGTTTACAGTACCACTTGCAGCAGTACCGCCTTTAGAATAATATCCGTATGTAGTAGCAGAGTCATCTTGCCATACTTCAAACGTTGATAATTGTACTATATGAAATGCTCCCTCTTGTTGATGTATTCTAGCATTAAGATAAAAAAGTATTTTATTTAATACATCGTAGCAAGTCATATATTTTATAGCTCCTCCAGGTGTGCTTGGTCTTTGATAGAATGCGCTAGATTTACAGATAATAATATTAGAGCAATCATTATATCCTTGAGCTTCTGTGACATTCGTTTTACTACTCCACCAATTACCAGCAAATAAATATAAAAAGTCAGTTGCTACATTATCAGTGAATACCTCAGTAATAGGATTTTGGTTTAATATCCCTAAAATAATTGATTGAAAGGTATAGTATCCTCCTTCAAAATCTCCGTTACTATCAGCTACTTTTATAGTTGCATCAGTTTCATTAGTTCGCTCATTATAGATATTAGATATTTCATTGATTTGCTTAGATTTTAAAAGCTCTAATCCATCAATCGCTCTTAGCTTTATTATTTGAGGATAGTCTATATCTTCCATAATAGACTCATTCATAATAATTACACCAGTCCAAAATCTACCAACTGGAGATACTGATTCAAAATCAACTTCAGTACCAGCATTATTCATATAGATTCTAGCTATATACTTACCCTCTTGTTGAGACATTATATCTAAGATTCTATTTCTGTCATCGTTATCTCTTAAAACAAACTCAAAGGTAATTTCTGATGAATGTATAGCAGTGTCTACTTTCTCTCCTCTTCCTTTATAAGATAATTTAAAACCATCTCCGCCTACATTGAACTCACTAATAGAGCCTACATAATTATCTTTCAATATATGTAACTCGTAATAGATGCCGTTGTCATCTTTAAACTTTGCTCTATTTGTAATTTCGTATGCCATTAATAACTATTTTTTCTTCGTGAGTATCTGTCATTTGATAAGAATATATCCTCGCCGCTTATCATTCCTTGTACTTGTACCGTCTGCCCTCCTATCATATCTTTTAACTTATTCAATGGAGCAATTACCTCTGGATTGGTATTAGCACCAGCATATTCTCCCATTAGACCAACTGTTGGACCACTTACAATACCACCATCGGCAAAGGCTGGTATAGCCTTATTAAATAATCCTCCGACTGCTGCCCCAGCTCCAGCAGCTATTCCAACATTTAAAGGAAATGGTACACTAATTAAAATTTTAGCTATTTGAGTAGCTATTGCCTCACTAAGTTTAGCCTTAATAACATCTCTAGCAGCATTTAAAGCAACTTTACCAATAGCCTTAAAACTAAGTTCAGCCCCTTCTTGCATTGAGCTAAAAGCATTAACAAAAGTACTTTCTAATTGTAAACCTATTTGCTCTAACTTTGTTAAAGAACCTCCTAGCACATCAACAGCTGTCGCAGTTTCCGTTATTTTAGATGGAGTTGTTACTCCAAATCCTTTTTCTTGTTCTAGTGGTCCAACCTTTTTACCAGTTATAGTTGTTCTACTTGGTGGAGCTTCTCCTCCTTGTTGTGTGTTATTTAGATTTTGTAGAGATGTATTTAATTTATCTACTGCATCTTTATTAGCATCTATCTCCTTAGTTGAGTCTTTTAACTTACCTTCTTGCTCGTCTAATGATTCTCCCACCTTATCTATTACAGCAAAATATGCTTGATATTTAGGAGAGATTGCACTCAATGCTCCTAGCACTACTTTAGCTATAAACTTTCCAACCTTACCCATCTGTAAAGCCGTTTTAATAAACTTCTCTGTGTCTAGTATAGCAAAGCCCATTATACCAACTAAAGCCGTTACAGCCGTTCCTAGCAATACAAAAGGATTAGTCATAGCAACAGCAGTAAGTATTCTCATATTCTTAATAATGCTACTAATTGCTATGCTAAACTTACCTAATACTAAAAGTAGTGGACCAATAATAGCAGCATACTTAGCAAACTGCACTATATTTTCTTTTTGTTCTGTTGTTAGATTGCTTATAGCAGTAGCAAAATTTTGTAGCTTGACAACCATTCTAGTAGCTAATGGCAATAATATCTTACCAAATTGCTCTCCTAGTTGTTTCATTGATTCTTGCAATACTCTAAATTGATTAGCAAAACCATCACTAGTCCTAGCAAAATCTCCTTGAGCATTAGCAGTAGACTCCATAATAAAAGAATATCTCAAAGCTACTTTTTGTGCTTGAGTCATACTCTTTATATTTCCATCCATTCCTTTACTTAAAGCAAACGATTTTAAGTTTGCTTCAGTCATTACTATACCAAGTTTTTTAAGGCTTTCTGTTTCTCCAGTAAATATACCAGCTAAAGCAGTTTGTGCTTGTTCTATTCCTATATTCTTAAACGATGCTAAATCTCCAGCTAGACCGACTAAAGAGCTAGACATTCCAGCAGCCTCATCTTGCGAAAGTCCCATAGCCGTAGCCATATCTCCAAATAGAGATGCCATCTCTAAAGCACTACCCTCAGCAATACCAAAAGACTTTAATGTAGTTTTAGCAAAAGCTTGAACGTCTGCTGAAGATTCTCCAAACGCTACATTAACTTTATTGAGTGATTCTTCAAAGTCTGACGCTAACTTAACTGCTGCTGCACCTAAACCTAATATAGGTACAGTAACATTTTTAGTTAATGATTCTCCAGTCTTAGCAAAAGACTTACCCCACTTTTTCATAAAAGCAGAAGTCTTTCTCATTCGACTCATAAATTGCTTATCGTTAAGCGTTAACTTAATACTTAATGTTTTCTCAGCCATTGTCTTTATTTAGCAATTCGTATTTCTTTTTAATATATTCTGCTCTTTTCTTTTGTTTCTTAATGTCGGTCTTAACTTTCTTTTTCTCCCAATCAAACTTCATCAGCTTTTGTGGTGTTAGGTTTTGTCCTTTCTTTGTATGTGGCTGTAAATTAACACAAGCCAACCATCGCACTCTCTCCCACTCCCATTGCTGTTCTTTCTCTACTCTATCGTTAAAGCCTTTCTGCATACAGATAAACTCATGAAAGGTTAGACTCCAAAAGTCTTTAGGTAGTAATCCGAAGCCATAACCTATAGCTTCTAAACTATCCCAAGTTACTTCTTCTTCTTTGCCACTTTCTTCGTGGCTTTGTCGTTTCCCTCCGTTTCAAATTTAGCAGAGAATTGCTCTGAGAATACTTCTAACACTTTATTTAGTGCGTCAAAATCTTCGTCTAGCAAGTCAGCGACATCATCAACATTTAAAGAACATTCTTGACCACTCACTCTAGAGCCATCTTTTATTCCGTTTAGGATTAGATAACAAGCATCGTCTAAGCTCATACCATCTCCTAGCTTATCTAAGTCAGCTAAACTTCTTCCAGTATCTTTACAGAATAATCTCAATGAGTTCATTCCAAATCTTACTGGGTAATCTTTACCGTTTATTATTACAATTTCGTACATATCTTTGTTAGTTTAAGTTATTGCTAGTTGGGAGACGTGCCGTAGCACAATCCCCAACCAACAAAGAAATTATTATACAGCAGTCTTAGTTAACTCACCACTGCCTTCTATTGAAACCGAGTAAACTGGAGCATCTTCTGTACCGCCAGAAATCTCAAGAGAAGTAATAAAACCATCTCCAGTAATTGTATAACCAGCTGGAGTAGATAGAGCAAAAGTAAAGTCTACTGCTGTTCTATCAAACATCTGGTCAAATAATTCAGCTACATCAGTATCTCCAGCAGTTGCTGAGAAGTCCATAAGACCATCAGCCGAAAGGCTAAAAGACTTTTGTCCACCTAACAAATCTCTCCAACCAGCAGAGTCTTTTGTTGAGATGTCTATTGTATCTACATTCATTGAAAGTGAAACATTCTGAGAATGCATCAATTTCGCTTCAGCTCCTCCACTACTAGGAGAAACTTTTAGGATTAAATCCGTTCCGTTAAAAATTGCCATTTTCTTTTAATTTTAAAATTTATAATTAGCTAATATCTAAATCTTCAGAAGTTTCCTTCTTCTTAGATTTTTTCTTTGTTGTATCTATTGCATCGTTATGCTGTAAGAAGTTAAAGACTGCTCTTACTACTTTGTAAGATTCGCCTTCTACATATTCTACTCCTCTACACTCAATGTTCTTTTTTATCTTTACTTTATAGGTTTCCATATCTATCTATTTATGTTAAATCTGTAATCTTGTGCTATACCATATAAACCAATAGAACCAGCACTATCATCGTATAGCTCGTTCTGGTCTTGGTAAAATATCTTATCTACTACTACGCCACTATATGTGCCACTAACATAATCTAAAGCTGTACGAATATGACCAGCTAAAGTTACTAAGTCAGCATAGTTGTTATGGTAAAAGCTTATCTGTACTCTTACATAGTCGTACTCACTTACTCCGTTCTTAGTGTTGTTAGGCTCATCTCCAAACATCTGATAAGTAATGTATGGTAACTTAACGTCAGTAGGGAAATTGTAACGACTTGGAAAGATTCTCAAGTTGCCACTTGTAGTAACTAAAGGAGCTACGTTTGAGTCGTTGCTAAGTATGTTGTATATTACTTTTCCTATCTCCATTACTTCATTGTTTTAGCAAATCGTTTTTCTATAATCGTTTTGAGTTTAGTAATTACACTATCCATTACTTGTTGCCCTTTTGCTCTTGCTGTCTTGTCAAGCATTCTTAATGGTGGAGCGTTATAATATCCATACTCGTGAAAGTAAAAGTAAAATCCAGTTTTATCTTTAGATGAAAAACTACCCTTTACTCTTGGTCCTACATAAACGCTAGGCTTTCTCCCTCCTTTAGTCTTTCCGTTTATTATACCTATAGACTTAACAAGCTGTCCAGTTTTATCAGATTCAGCACCTGGTCTTAACGGCTTAATATCATTCTTTATATTCGTTCTAAGCTCACTTCTCAAAGGAGTAGCAGACTTTCTCAAAGCACTTCTAAGAGTAGCTCTTAGCTTAGTGTCTGAGCTAGGAAATAACTTATCCAAATCTTTTATAATTTGTTTAAGTTCTTTTTCGTCTATTTTAGCTGATACTATCATTGCTCTGGAAATGGGTTAATACCGTTATCTATTAATATGTTTATCCAATCTATTTCCTTAGTGTATAAGTCTACATTGTCCCACTTAGTCTCTAAGCATTGATAAGTCTCTAGCACTCCATACGATACTATCGCATCGCTATCGTTCCATACGATGTAGTAACTCTTTACCTCTGGGTAACATATTTCTGTTAATCTTAAACTCATCAGCCAGTCAAATTATTTAGTTCTGCATCACTTAAAGCCTCATTAAATACTGCTAGTGCTTTGCATTTACCGTAGAAGGGTAAAGTTCCATTACCTACATTAAAACTTAAATCATTTAAAGTGTTAGATGCAAATATATTAGAGTCTGTATTTGTGCCTATTGAACTTCCGTTTAAATAAAAAGCATATTCTCCACTTTTATATCTAACTGCTAATTTATTAAATTGTAATGAGCTTGTTACAGTAGTGCTAAAAGATATATTAATACTTTGTGAAGCACTAAAAATTATTGCTCTTAGTTGATTATTATTAGCACTTAGCAATAAAGCTACTCTTTCATTAGATGTTCCATTAGTTAAAGTTATATATCTATTAGTTGTGTCGTTTGCTAGACTTTCTATCTCTGCATATAACACACCCTCTGTTGAGTTTATTAAGTCAGCACTACCAGCACCAGTTGCAGTCTCTGTAGCTCTTGTCTCTTGACTTCCAGTTAGTGTTGGTATGTATGATGTAGCGTAGGGTAGTTCTTCTACTTGTGCGCCCCAAGCGTAAAAATCGCCATTTCCTTGACTATCGCTATCAATATATACACCTACTTCTGATGTTGTTGCGTTTGTAGTGAATGGTACTTCTATTCTTACCCAATTATTAATATCTGTTTGTGAATAGTAAGATGTTTTAGAAACTATGTCTGATAAATTAGTAAAATCGAAAACTCTGTATTTCATTTCACTAGCAGTACCCCTTTTAGCATAAAAACTAAAAATGTAATCTGTACTACTCGAAACGCTTACATTAGTTCTTAGATTTCCATTAACTGATGGTAAAGTAATTGTATAAGCGTTTAAACTTCCATCAGGAGAAATTATACTATTAGGAGTCAAAGTGTAGGTATTTATCCAACTACTCTGACTAAAATCCTCACTATAAGTAATAAGATTAGTAGAAGTAGGCTCTAACAATATATGACCATTATCTCCATTACTATCATAGCTTATTCTTGGAATGTTGTTGGTGTCTATTATTTCTTTGACTGAAACGTTGTCTACATCAAAGTTAAAATTACCACCACCAAATTCTCTTGATATTTCTAAATCATCTCCATTTGTGTTAGGAGATACATAAGCAGTATATGTGCCATCTGATGTAACATTAAGGTTTTCAAAATTAGAACTTGCTCCTGAAAATCCTACTTCACAAGAACCACTAACATAGTTTTTTATTTGTAACTGTATTTTATAAGTTTTAGCTGCTAAACTACTAATGTCTTGTCTCGCATAGCTATACTCATTAGTAGCACTTTCTAAATGTAAAGCGTCATTTTCTATAGTTGCTGCTCCTCCTAAACTCCACCTATCATTAGGGTCTACTTGTTTTATTGATATTGTAAAGCTATCTATACTATAAGTTTGTTGCCCATCAAAAGCTCCAAATACACCACCATTATCTGTAAAGTATATTTCTTTAGTAGTAGTGAAATCATAATCTTGAAATAAATAACTTGAGCCATCATAAAAATCAAAATTGACTGTACCTGTTATTGTTCCTGTTGGAGTAATAATTAACTTATATGTTTTGCCATTTGTAGTATTAAAATCAAATTTTGGTCTAATTATACTTGTTGAAGTTCCATCGCTTGTAGAACTATATATATTGCTGCTTATATAATTAATTACACCACCATTATTATTTTCAGTAGTGATAATAGATGGAACTAACTCACTACCTAACTCACTAAAGTCTCCGTTCTGTACTAACTCACTACCAAGAGTTCTGCCTACCATCTCGACTAAGCCACTAGAATTAACTCGACTAGCAACACTAGCTCTAGCAAAGTCAAAGTCCTCATAAGGCTCGTCTATTGGTGCTACGTTGTAAAGCGTACCAGCCTTGTAACCAGTAGGAGTTAAGATTATACTTGCTTTATTTAATAGTCCGTCTGCCATTAGTCAATATCGTTTAAGTCTTGTAAGAATTGCTGACTAGCTGTAGTGTTTTCTACTACTCCTCCAGCAGCTTCTACTCTTGTTGTTAGTATGCTTATGTATTGAGCTGGTGTTGGGTCAAATATACCTCCATCAACAATAGTCCAACCATCGTCCTCTATTAAGCTAAATCGTGCAGCATAAGCTGACTCTGTAAATTGTGAGCCTCCGAAGTTTATACTTATATCGTTATCGTGTCCTCCAGCTTGCCAAGCTATTAGCGTTGCATCGTAGTTAGATGTGCTTAGACCACTAGCGTTCTGCATAAAGTTAGTAAAGTTAGAAACATTTGCAATAGTCCACGCTGCTAGAGATTGGTCGAATAAGTCGCAGTTGTAGAACATTTGTTGCATTGTTTCTACATTAGTAGTGTCCCAGCTATATACGTCTCCGTTGAATTGTGAGCAATTATAAAAAGTATTTGCCATACTTTCTACATTAGAAGTGTCCCAAGAATTTAAATCTTGGTCAAATGACGTACAATTAAAAAAGGTAGAAGCTAAAAAATTCACATTACTAACATTCCAACTATTTATAGATTTATTAAAAGTAGAGCAATTATAAAACGCTTGACTGATACTTGTTATAGTACTTATATCCCAATTACCTATAGCACCATTAAAGTTAGTGCAATCTCTAAACATTCTATAAAATGATGTACTAGAAACAGTAGGAGCATCTGAAGCACTAGCATCTAAATTAGTACATCCATAAAAAGCAGCGTTAGTAGATAAATCTAAAACTCCCCATTGTTTTACATCAAGCATTTTAAGCCTATCTCCAGCGTTATTAAATTGCCATCCTTGCAATGTTCCCTCTATGCTTATTTCGTATTGTCCAGCACTACTATAAGTGTGTGTTACCTCAGCTTGATTGTAACTTGTTATTGTATCGCTTGAGCCATCTCCCCAGTTTACTGTAGCGTTATAACTACCACTACTAACTAATGGCATCATAAATTGAGTGTTCAAGCTAGAGCCACTAGAAGTATTCTCTGTATCAATAGTGAATACAAATTGATTAGGAGCTGTTTGTGATAAGTCTACTACGTCATTCTTCTCTAATAGAAGCACCATAGCATCTTTACGACCTACTTCCTTTATGCTCTTGATAGAATAATTAGTAGAGCCATTAGAGATAAAATACTGAGGAGATACTCCAATGTTTGTTCTGTATCTTATTAAGCATTCTATACGCTCGTCATTGATTAAGGCATCAGCATCGAAGTTAGTATTACCACCTTTGAAGTCAAAGTCTGCGTAGATGGTAACGTAACTATTGTCAGATACTACTCTCTCGCCATAAGCGTTAGTAGAGTAAGTCTGTGTATATAGTTTTAACTTTCTATCTAGTTTGCCTATTATCATAGTTCAAGCAATCGGTAAGGAGTTAATAAGTGGTCTACCATTAAAGGTAATTCATTTACTTGAGTTCCCATAACAACATCTTGTCGGTTCTCATAATATCGACCAACGATGATATAAATAGCTTGTACTATTGGAGCTGGAACGTCACTAGCTGTAGCACCTACTATAAACTCAACCTCTACAGCGTTTGGTCTTTCGTAAGTGTTAGGAAAGTCTCCATTCTCCGATTCATATATCCTTCCTGGTCTGACCTTAGTATCAACATCGTAATTAGATGCTGCTAAGGTTTGTAATGTATTGTCGGCATCGTAATACTTAATATGAGTAACACTAGCAACATCTCCTACTTGTAAGTCAATGTAAGGAGGAAACTCATCGTAAAATATATTGTACGTCTGAGTCATTAGTCTACGTCTAGTGAACTCTTCTACAACTTGCGTAGCAACATTAATCAAAGACGTAATATAAGTATTGTCATCGTCATAGTCTGAGTCTATTCTTAAAAATGCTTTAGCCTCTGATAATGATATTACCGTAGACGTTGGAGCAGTCTTTAAAACTAGCTTACCATAAGGCACGTAATCAGAGCCTCTTAATGTGTTGAAGTTGTAGTTATAGTATTGCATTTAAAAAAAATTAATGGAGAGAGTGTTTCCACTCCCTCCGTTAAAATAAACAAATTACGCTTCAATTAATTTAACAAAAGCAGTATCATTTTGCACACAGTCTCCGTCTACTAAAGAAGTCAAGATGTATCTTGGCTCTCCAGTTCCAGCGTTAGTGTAGATGTCATAAATAACATCCAAACCACCGAACTGAGCAATGTGACATTTTGAGAAGTCTCCGAATAGAGCGTGGTCTTTACCAGCAGTTCCACCGTTACCTACGTTAGGAGATACGAAAGAGAAGTAGCCATTAAGCTCTTTTCTAGCGTTGTCCCAGATAGGAGAAACATCAGTAACTTGTGCTAATGTTTTAACAGTAGCGTATGCAGATGGGTCTAATAAGTAAGCCATTCTAGCTCCGTTAATTTGTACACCATTTGCGATTAAGTCAGTTTCCATCTCAATCCAATCAGCAGCAGTTACAGCAGTTGGTCCAGTAGCAGCATCAGCAAAGATAGAAGTAGGAGCGTTAGATACGTCACTAGTTCCTAATAAAGCAGCTTCTAAAGTAGCAGCAACAGATGCAGCCATATTTCTTCTCAATGCAGCCTCGATAGAAGCGTTTTGAGCGATAGCCTCAGCAGAAACATTTACAATAGAGATAAGTTTCTTAGGCTCTAAAGTAACGCTCGAAGCAGTACCATTAGCAGCAGGAGCTGAACCACCAGTCTCAGCAACGAAGCCAGAGTTGATAGCACTAAATACTGGGAACTTCATATTGTCTACACCAGAGTAGAAATTAGCACCAGCAGAAGCTAAAACTAAGTTTGCTTCTAATTGGTCAGTCCAAGCCATAACCTCAGTAGCGTTACCAGCAGCAGTAGCTACAGCAGCACGAGTTAGGATTGAAGATGGTATAGCAATACCTTTGAATGATTGACCAGTGTAACGAGCCTCGTTTCTTGCCTCTTGGTCCATCTCTTTTACAAGACCTTCTAAACGACCAGTTGCAGCTTGATTCATAGCATCTTGGAAAGAATAGTCTCTCACTTCGCTAGGAGTGTTTTCTGTTACTTCTTTAACAGCTTTAGTAGCTTGAAGTTTCTCAAAAGATTCAGCACGAACTGCCATCTTATTTAACTCCTCTACTTTATCATTTAAAGAGTCAAAGTTGCTTTGCTCATCGTTAGATAAGTCACGACCTTCAGCAGATGCTACAAGTCCTTCCATCTTTTCGATAACCTCAGCTCTTTCCTCTTTGTAAGATTTTGAGTTTTTCATTTTATAGAAAATTAATATTAATATTTATTTTT